GTGCTTCTCCAAGTCCTGCTTCTGCACCACCGAAAAAAATCGACAACGTATTTGGAGGAGCAGATGTTCAATGGCCAGAAGGAACCCCAGATGAGATCAAAACCGAACTCTCCCTAAAACCCTATATCGGTCCTGATGGCAAAGTTAATGTAGGAAATGCCCTTAAATCTTTGGTCCACAGTCAAAAGACTATGGGTAAGGATAGGATAGTAATGCCTCACCAGGACTCTACCGAGTCTGAGTGGGTAGATTTCCATACCAAGGTCTTTGGATATGATACCGATTTCGATGCCTACACCCAAAAGATAGAATATGACCCAGAGAAGTCTCCACTAGAAGATGCCTTTGTGGAGAAATTGGTGAAACACGCCCATGAACAGAAATATCCTCCTGCCTTAGTACAAGATATGCTTACCCATATGTCTGAAGCAGTAGCTGAAAACATGAAAAATGAGGAGCAAGAGCTAGCCAGGAACAAGGATTTGGCTATAACCTCCCTACAAAAAGAATGGGGAGCGGCTTTTAAGCAAAGATTAGAGATGGCGAGGACGGTAATAGACAAATTTGCCCCTCCCGAGTTCATAGAATACTTAAATAACTCTCCCATCAAAAATGATGTAAACTTAACTAAGTTCTTATCTAACCTGGGGGCTACTATTTTCGGAGAAGATACATTTCAAGGGAAAGATAGCTCTGGAATGACCTATATGACTCCACACGAGGCTGAATTGGAGATAAATACCATATTCGGGGACCAAAAACACCCCTATCACGATAGGAATCATCCAAATCACCAAAAAGCCACTGAGTTTATGACTAAATTATTTGCAATGAGGGGTAGAATCACCCCTGAACCAAAGGAATAAGCATGAAATTGATATTGGTTTCTTTATTATTGGTTTTATCTTGTGGACAGCCTGGAAGTCAGACTCAAAGTCAGAGTCAAACTCCAGATGGACCCACTGTAGTGGTTAATCGGGGGTATCCCAATCGACATCCTGGACCCTCCAGAGGACATTCCCGTCCAAGAGGCGGAGGACACGGCTCCCCAGGACACGGAGGAGGCGGACATGGTGGTCATCATCTTATGGGGGCTGTGGACGACAGCGTGTGTGCTGCTTTTGACGGGCAAGCCTACTACGACTGTGTAGAAGGTTTCCGTAAATAATATTTGACAGTAAACTTTGCCGTTGTATAATTTGAATAAATACGGATAGGACAATCTTAACCGATCCACAAAAATATTCGTATTAGAGTGATCCACGCTGTGGACAATCTCTCGAAGAACAATAAGTAAAAACTAATTGCAATAAGAGAGGTTAATATGTCATTTCAAGTAACAACAGCGATGGTCGACCAGTTCTCGGCCAACGTATATTTCCTAGCACAACAAAAGATGTCTCGTTTACGACCGTATATGAGACAAGAAATGCAACACGCTGAGACCGCCTATTACGAAAGAATTGGAGTAAGAGATCCAAGGCGTAAAGAAGGTCGGCATTCAGACGTGCTTTATGTAGATACCCCACACTCTAGACGAGCCAATACAATGTCAGACTTCTATGACGCTGATATGGTGGATCAAGAGGACAAACTCCGAGTCATTATGAACCTAGAAAGTTCATATGCCCAAGCTATGGGTATGGGCTTCGGTAGACAAATAGACAGGGAAATCATAGCAGCCGCCTTAGGTAGTGCCAGAGGTGGTAAGAAAGGGGATGTAATAATTCCTCTTCCCAATACCCAAAAAATAGCTTCTGTTGCTTCAACAGCCGCATTGGATACTGCTGGAACAGGGAATGCCCTGACACTTAAAGGGCTTCGTAAAGTGAAGCTAAAAATGAAACAAGCAGAAGCGGTAGACGATTATCAGCCGATAATCTATGTCTGTACTGCAAAACAGATAGACGACTTGTTAGCTACTACTGAGGTTACTAGTGCTGATTACAATACCGTTAAAGCCTTAGTACAAGGGGAAGTTGATACCTTCATGGGCTTTAAGTTTGTAAGAACAGAACTACTTCCTTTTGAAGCCGCAGCAGTTGTCTATAACAAGGATACTGGGGTAGTAACTGGAACCACCGCTACAGGTGCAGACGGTACCATACCAGCAGGAGCAGGAAGAAGGACTTTTGCGTTTACCGCAAATGAAGCAATCATATGTGCCCTTCCAAGATTATTTAACGGGAAAATAACCGAAATTCCTACTAAACATTATGCCTATCAAGTCTATGGTGCTTGCACTGTAGGTTGTACTAGAATGGATGAAGTGAAAGTAGTAGAATTAATTTGTAAGGAGACATAAAGATGGCCAATAAATATGGTGAAAACTACGCAGCAGTATATCAGTCCTATCCAACACAGATGGCTAAAAAAGGCGAAATCGCTGGAAAAGTCCATTGTATGATAGACAGATATACTATGGGAACAGAGTCGATAGGTGATGTAATTTTTGTTGGAGGGAAACTTCCACCAAATTGTACCATTTTATCCGCCTCCATGAAAACTTCAGCCCCTATTGGGACAGGAGTAACCTTGGCACTAAGGCTTGCAGCCACCAGGTTAGAAGCCACTTCAGAGGCAAGTCCTGGAGCACTTATAGCGGAAGGGACTACTTCAGATCTTCTTCCTGCTAAAGCTTGGGATGCGGCTGGAACTAACTTCAATTCAACCGGAATATTGGCAGTAGGGGTAGCATCTCCTATGATAATGAAAAGGTTGGGGAAGCCTGATAACGATACAGGAACAGACATTAAAGTTATTACGGCAGGAGGAGCTAATGCTACTGTTGCCGTTCTAGAAGTCTGTATACTGTATGTGTCAGACTAAAAGTTAGAGGGGGTATGTTCCCTCTTTAGGAGGGTAATGTGCTTGGACTTTCTTCTATACAGATCATTAATTCCGCTCTAGTCCGATTAGGGGTAGAGCGGATTTCATCTATTGACGATGAGGCTAAACGTGCCAAAATAATGAAAACCATGTACGATGTTTGCAGGAGAAGAGTCCTGGAAGATCATCAATGGGGTTTCTCTTTAAAGCGAGTGGCTCTTTCAGAAGTGTTACCGCCACCTTTGTTCGGCTATGGCCATTACTTTCAACTACCCATCGACTATCTCCGATTAGTGGAGATATATGAGCTTCAAGGAAATATCCCTAATTATATTTACCCGACTTATGGCGAGAAGAAGTTATATGAAATAGAGGGCGATAAGATTGCTACAGATATGGGTGTTGTCAGTATTAACTATGTCTATGATTGCATTGATACGACACTATTTAGCCCGTATTTTACGAAAGCTTTTTATCTGGAACTGGCGGCAGAATGCTGTTTCTCCATTCTACAAAGTATAAGTATTCTAGGGGACATCAGGAAAGAAAAAGAAGAAGTATTAGCTGTGGCCAGAAGTATCGAAGCTTCTCAAGACAGCAGCGATATCTCGGTAGACCCAAATGACTTCGTATTCGTCAGAGGGTCCCGATGAGATACTTTCAGGCTCAGAACAACTTCGGATCAGGGTTTCTTGGAAGGGAAGCGGACTCCAGGACAGAGATAGAACAATTTAAAAACGGTCTGGAGGAAATGACTAATTTCCACTCCAAGAGAACGGGTGGAGCCCAGACCAGACCTGGTTTTAGATTATACCAAAAGATAACTATTCCGGTAAAACACGCCAGTGGGGAAGCCCCAGGACTTAGGGCAATTCCCTATGTGTACAAAGGGGTGGAATATTTATTGGTTATAATATCGGGACAGATAAATGCTTCCCCTTTTTATGTGGCTACCCTGGATGCCTATATTAAAAATAAGATTCAAAATGGGGTATCTATAACGGATACCACGGTATTTAAAAATGTCACCAGTTTGAATGCTGATATCCTATACGAGTTCCCTCAACCCCATTCTAAATTTAATGCTTTTCCTACAGCAGTTCAACCCTCAGTGGATACCTGGAATATATTTATATCTGGAGGGGAAGCTATAATAACTAATTCCAGTAGTGATATAGAGCCATTGGCATTGGTGTTCTACCCTACTACTGCGGTACCTGCTGGGGAGTGGAAAATAACAGAATTTATAAATACCAGATTGCTCTCCACTAAAACCCCAAAGATTCACTATAAAGCCTATTTGTTGGGTTATCCCTATGTAAAAAACAGGGACTCAACCTTAACCATAAAAAATAAGGCAGCCCCTACAGTCGTTGGAGCGGATACTGTTCATACCCTGGAAGCCAATGCGGACGATCTATTTACTATAGATTCCATAGGAACTTTCATCAGGATACTTCCTGCTGGAACTTCCACTGAACTAGGATTTTATATAACAGGGTTCACCCCCAGAGCAGGAGCGGTACCCCCTTATGTTACCGCAGTTAAGATGAGAGGACAGACAGCCACTTGGGTGGAAACCACTCAAGCCTCTTCCATATTTTTTATTTCTGGTTGGAACAAAACTGCTGGCTATCCTAAGCTGGTAAACACTTTCCAGCAGAGATTAATCTTCGCTACTACTAAGGGAAACCCTTCTACCATTTGGTTGAGTAGGACTGGAGATCCTTTTATTTTAACAGTAAATAAATTAACCCAGGATGCAGCCTCTACCACGGATTTATCCCAATTGGGGTACTTTGCAGCTCTCTCCAATGACGATGCTTTCTCTATAGGTATATCCAGTTCTGAAATACAGGAAATAGAGTGGCTTGTATCCCAAACCGTATTACTGGTTGGGACCTCAGTGGGAGAGCATTTAATCAGAGGCACAGGGGACTCAGCTTTTGGAGCTCTAAATCGGGAAGTTGTATTCAACTCCAAACATGGGGGAGCTAGATATAAAGCTATTGTCCAAGATAGAAATATATTATTCGTAGGTAACGATGAAATAGAACTAAAGCAATTATCCTTCAGTGGGGAAGCCCAAGGGTATATAACCAAAGCCATAAGTTTGTTGTCCCAGGAATATGTTACTGATGCTATAAAAAATCCCATAACAGATATTACTTCCAGAGAAAGGGTATTTATAAAAAAGATAGATATCCTGTCAGAAGATTCCTTTGTTCCTATTCTCCTCAGTAATGGGGAACTAATAGGAGCGATATTGGATGAGGCTTATGGGGTAGCTTCCTGGTGTAAATATGTTACCACGGCTAAAAATATAATGGATATTTTTGTCTATCTAAACCCTATGATTAATAAACGGGAATTATGGGTAGTAGATAAATACAGCGATACCCAATACCATGTTCTGATACGGGGGAAGAATACGGACTCCTATGATATAAAACCCATTATCGGGGAATTATGGGAACACCCTTCAGAGCTTAGACAATTAGATTTCGTACTAATAGATCGGGCTGCACAGACTACCGCTACCAATTTCGGTTGGACCATAAGTACCGCCAATTGGGATGCGGTTAATAATGCTTTCAATTGGGCCAATACCCCAAATTTCCCTCCTATAGTTCCCCTACAAAGAGTTCAGTTATCCACCTCTGCTCCCTGGGGGGCTTACCCTACAGGAACCCAGTTCTGGGCAATATACTATTCTAAAACCCAGGTGAGGTTCGCTACCTCTTTAGCCAATGCCATAGCTGGAACTTGGGTAACTCTCCCTGCTCCAGGGTCTATAGGATGGCTACTCTCCAAGGGGATCAATGCCATCCAAAACAGATTTGGACTACCTTCCAGTTTTGGGCAAACCACTGTCTTTGGGGTTAAGGATTACTTAAGTGGATATTATGAAGAAGTGGGGAATTTTGATTGGACCAATGGAGCCATCATACTTCCTGACTACTACGAACAATTGAATTATGGGTATTCCTATAAATGTAGATTAAAGACCCTGAATCTAGAACCCCCAGCTACAGGGGCATTTGGAAACTTACAAATGGTCTTTAAGAGATTTGATAAACTATTATTTAAACTATATAAATCCTACCGAGGGAAGGCTGGAAATACTTTTGAAAATTTATATTCTATGGAGGTTCCAGTACCAGACCCCACTATCTTAAAAATGTATACTGGGGATGTGGTTATGAACTTTGATTCTTCTGCTGGCGAAAAACAACAGGTGTGCATAGAAGTCGATAGTGGGATACCATTTGGTATAACCGGACTATTTGTCCGTGCTGACACGGGAGAATTATAATGGGAGTAGTAATACCTAAACCTCCAACACCTGTCCCTCCTCCAGAAAAGAATAGTTTTTATAAAAATGAAGGGTCCAATGAAAGATCCAATTGGGCTAAAGGGGCT